GTGTATTTGTCATATTATCTATGCGGTTCGCCTTTACACCACAAGGTTCTAAATTATTTCTTTTAATCCGTGCCAGTTGCTAACAAAGGCTATAAAACATAGCGGTTTTAGCGGTTAATTCAACGGTCGTGCCCATAATACTATTTATCAGTATCAGAACTATTTATACTAATTCAAAAACAAAAAGATAAATAATCTAAACAGATTTTAAATGGCTAAAGCTACAGATAATTTCAAAGTATTGAGTCGACTGAGTATCTATGTCGAAGATATATTGAGCCAGACTATAAATTACCTAACTGGCAAGTTTGACCAGAATAGAGTAGTATTTACTGCAGCTTCACCATTCGGTCAGCTTCTATTAGTTCTTGAGAATCTAACTCAACTTGTATTCTATTATGTTGAAGATTCAATAACTGAACTGAATATAAATGAAGCGACTAGACTAACCTCAATTTATTCATTAGCTTCACTGTCTGGACATAATCCTAGTAGAGCTATTTCAGCAATTGGTGAGATAAGCTTAATTACTAAGCCTGAAGCAGTAGATGCAAATGCGGATTATGTTATTATTCCAAATATGAATCGTATGCGCTGTTTAAATAATGGCCTGACTTATATTTTAGATCTTCCACAAGATGAAGTTCGTTTTAATTTTGATGGAAAGGATAATAATATCAAATTAGCAATACGACAAGGAACTGTCGAAACACAAACAGTTTTTGCAAAAGGAGTACTAATGGATAGCTTCTCAATAGGAAGTCCTCAGAATTTCTTCGTAGATAACTTCTTCGTTCATGCATATGTCAATGGAGAAAAATGGCAACATTATTCTTCTATTTTAGATATGCCTAGAGGAGCAAAGTGTTTTTATGCGAAAACGGGAGTAACTAGTGGATTAGACGTATTTTTTGGAAATAATAATTTTGGAAAGGTTCCAACTAAAGGAGCAACAATAGATATTGAATATCTTGTAACAGAGGGATCAAATGGAAACATTAGAACAAATGATCCTGAGAAAGTTAAGTTTGAATTTATTGATACTGGCTTTTCAATATTAGGTGAAGAGATTGATCTAAATGAATTCATTGAAATTAAGACAATACATCCTCCATATTTTGGAGCAGATGCAGAACACTCTGAATTGACTAGACTTATTACGCCAAATCAATCTAAGAGTTTTGCATTAGTTAATGAATCACATTATGAGATTACACTTAGAAAATTACAACTATTTTCAATTATTAATGTGTTCTTAGATGATGATGATGATAGAATAATTAATATGTTCTTGGTTCCAGATATACGTAAGACTTTGTCTTCAGCTCAAGATTATTTTAATGCAGATCTTGATAAATTCATAATGTCTGATTATCAGAAAAATGAATTGCTTAAATATTTAGAAAAATCAGGTTCTAAACTTATATCGACTGATCCAGTCATATTAGATCCTATTGCAAGTAGGTATGTAGCAAATATAACAATAGTTGCATTTGATGATGTCGATACTGAAATAATTAAAAGAGATATTCAAACCTCGCTAGGTACTTTCTTTATTGAGAATACTCGTAGAAAAAGAGTACCAAAAAGTGATCTTATTAGAATAGTCGAAGATGTAAATGGAGTAGATTCAGTTTCTATTAATATTATTTCAGAAAAGAATGAATTAGCTCATATAGCTAACCCTAAAGCAAAAGACGTTGGTTTAGATGAATTTAACGACATAATTATAAACAAATTTGAACTTCCTCTAATTAGAGGAGGATTCTCTGATCGCTTTGGAAATGTATATTCTGCAGGATTATCTGATGATTCATTAGGTGCAGTAAATATTCAAATCAAAGAGATATCACCTAGACCAAAAAAACTAATATCATAATGGTTAAAGACAGCATATTTCGTCCAATTTTTGATAGACGCGAAAAGCGTTTGCATTTGGGTTACGATTATAAAGGGAAGATTCTTAAAAATACTACGTCAGCTCAAATGTTTGACGTGAATGAAATACTTACTAAATACATCGGATACCTTGAATCTGTTGTATACGAGTGGGTAGAATCAGTAAAGCAAATTAAAATCTTTGCAAATCCAGCATTAGATAAGTATGATAAAAACGTAAGATAAATGGCTGAAAAACCGAGAATGAGTAAGGACAGTAAGCAACAGTTACGTGATGAAGTAAGTTCATTACTATCATCAATTGGGACTGGCGACCATGAAGGATCAGTTATAGATGATGAATTAGCCGATCATACTAGACAGGAAAGCCCATATGATTTCGAAGAGATGGGAAAGGTGTTTACTTTAAAGGCTAGAGAAGTAACTGATTCACTATTCAAGAACTTTGTAGATGTAGGGGTATTTAAGGATAATGACTATGCGAAAATTAAGAAAGAGTTAGATACTGTAAATATGTCTAACTTCTTCTTTCAACTCAAAACGCTCAAAATCCTTATCATAAAAGTAATGGAAGAAATAACTTCTGGAAATACTGCACCTAGGATGATAGAAGTAGCTGGGCAACTTCAAGATAAAATGGCTACTATTACTAAGATGCAAGCAAATTATGTTTTATTCTTAGAAGACACATATCGAGGATTAAACTCAGAACAGCCAGTAAATTCAGATGCAGTAAAGGTTGAATCTAATTTAGATGAAGGCCAATATTTCTTGACAGTTGGAACTAAAAATTTAGTTGACAAACTATCAGAAGGAGATGTGCCTAATGCTGATAAAATAACACGCAGACCAGGTTACCTAGTCGACCCAAAACAAAAGAATCAATTGATGAAGGATCAAAACATCATATTAGACGATGAAAAAGGTTCTGACGATTTTATTGATTTAACTGATCTAATTTAAACTCATGAAAGATACTATGTTAGATAGCGGTGGATTCTCATCTAGGAAGATCTCTAATATGCAGGGACCAATTGATGATGCTGCTAATAGTTCTATATGGACTTCTAAGCGAATCGACGAGATAATGCGTAAAGTTAGAGAGGAAGCATTCGAAGTAAAAGGAATGCGTAATTCTCCATTTAAGGATAATAATCCTGATTTGAAGCGTGGATCATTACCGTTTGAATATACCCCAGAAGAAATAGAGGAACTTAAGAAGTGTAAAGCAGATGTTCTATATTTCGCCTATAATTATTGTAAGATAAAGACACACGATAAAGGTGTAGTTTTTGTTCATGAGACTAAGGGTTTGCGAGATTTCCAAGAGGAGATCTTGCTTCTTTTAGATGGAAATGCTCGTAATATTTTAATGGCGAGTAGACAGGTAGGTAAAACGGTGACTTCTGCGATATTTATTTTATGGTTCTTATTATTCCAAAGAGACAAAACTGCATTAGCTGTGGCGGATACCTTTACTACCACTAGGGAACTGATACAGGTCTTTAGTATAGCATTAGAAGGATTACCATTCTTTATGAAGCCTGGAATTAACACTATTAACCAAGGAAATGCCGCATTTGATAATGGTAGTAGATTAGTAGGTAGAACGACTACTAAAAAATCAGGTATTGGTCTTGCAGTTAACCTTCTATATATTGATGAATTTGCACATATCGATCAAACGAAACTAGATGAGTTCTATCGAGCAATATATCCTACAGTTTCTGCGGATCCATATTCTAAGATAATAATTACATCTACTCCAAGTGGAAGAAATAAATTCTATGATATGTGGATTGATGCTGTAAATGGAGCATCTCCATTCGTTCCAATGAGAGTCGATTACTGGCAAGTTCCAGGAAGAGATGATAAATGGAAAGAAGAAACTATTGCTGAACTTGGCGGATCAGTTGAAGCATTTAATCAGGAATATGGACTTCAGTTTTTCTCTTCAGATCAGCTTCTATTAAATGCAAATGAGCTGACTAGATTATACAATATTAAGATAGATTATAAGAAAACCTCATTCCAACTTCCAGAAGATTGGGCACATATTAATGAATATCTGTCGTTCCATCCTAGGTATGCACAGAAGACACTAGATGATATTAAAAATGATCCTTCTAAATTCGTCTTCTCAATTGATACAGCAGATGGAGACGGTGGTGATTATTCAACATTAACAATATTCAAAGCAGTATGTCTTCCGCTTAATGAATTACTTAAGAAGAAAGAAGCAATTCGAAGCGAACTAGATTGCGTTTCACTAGTTGAGATAGGTAAATTCAGATCAAATGAGTTAGATATGAACAGGTTCGCGGCCGCATGTGAATACATTACTTATAAAATATTCAATGCTGAAAATACTCGTATTATACTTGAGATGAATCATAAAGGCGAGATCGTCCATACTGTCATGGCTCAAAACTATGATTACTGGACAAGCCAATTCATTCATACTAAACATACATCAGTTGCGACTAATCCGAAAGTAGGAATTAGGCTGGGACCAACTAATAAGAAAGAATACTGTGAGAAGTTTAAGTATTACATCATGACAAATAAGATAATTCCTAATTCTACTCAAACTGTTATGGAGCTGGCAGCATTTGGAAAATCAAAGAATGGTGGTTATCGAAGTCAGAATGGAAATGACGATTTGGCCATGACTGCAGTTAACTTAGCGCCAGTATTCAGCAGTTCACAATATTGGGATATAGCTATTGAGACATATGAGAATGCTCCAAGAGAATACCATAGAGAAGTAGAAGAAAAGATATTTAATGTTTACTTAGATGGGCGTGATAAATCTATGTATAATTTTGATGAGCTGAAGGATTTGAACGGAGTAGGGGCGAAAGCCAACGGTCGCAATAATAACGCACCACATGTATTTGATCCAGATGCTTTTAGTCAAATGCAAAAAATGCAACAGAAATTTTTTAAAGATTAAAATATTCGTGGTATTATAGTATTAGTGGAAAAGATCTATACGTAAATGACCTTATTAAAATTTAGCGGCAATGTTTCTCCAGAGAAAATCTATTCTGAAAATGAGTATAAAATTACTTGTTTAATAGTAGATGCGATTTCAGAGAACTACCGAGACCTCACTAAGGACCATCTAAAGGTTATTCAAATCGAGATCAACGACTACACACATACTATCTACATTTCTAGAGAAAAATACATACCTGCACTGAGGACTGCGATAACCCTTTTTGAAAAGTGCGAGGATTATGAGAAATGCAAAGAATGCTTGGAAATAGTTCAAGTCCTATCGAAAAAAAATAATCGAGTGAATGGGATACGAGGTAATAAACCGAAAGACAAATCAGAGAATTCAAGAATTAGCTGAAAAAATAGAGAAAAAGGAGCACACAGAAACCGAAAGAAACGAATTAGCGACACTGGCTTATCCAAAATTAAAAATCTATATCTGGGGTTTTTGTAAGAACGACATAGATACAGAGGAAGCACTTCAATGGAGTGTAAAGAAGATTTTTAAGAATATCGACAAATATACCTCAACTAAAGCAAAGTTCACAACGTGGATGCATCGCATTGCACATAATGAAACTTTGTTCTACTTATACATGAAGAATAAGAATACTCATGTAAGTGTGGAGAAATTCTATTCTCCAATAAATATCATTGATGATTTTGACGAGGTTTTAGAACGTCATACTACGATTGAAGATGCTTATGCTCTTACTTTAAAGAACATTTATGCAATCGATGATGAACTTATGAAGAACATCGCAATCGATAAAATGATCCATAAGAAGAAAGTCAAACAAATTGCAGACGCTTATTCAATCAATGAGAATACAGTGAAAACAAAACTAAGGAAAATTCGAGCCGATATTAAGAAAGATATCTATAAGGAGAATCCTGGAATACAAGCTAGAATTGAAGATATTTTAGTTAAAAATCCTAAAAAACAAGAACAACTATGATCTTAGATTATATAGACCCTAGAGTACAGTACGCCAGATTAATGGATTGCCGTGTAGACCTTAAATATCATAAAACATATGTTAGCGTAGTTGATGAGATGATCGTTGATGGTAAGCTTGATAAAATGAAGTTATCATATGACGAAAATCGAAACATGTATTTAGGATTCAATTTGAATCCTGAACTTTTAGTATATGAGGATGCTTCACAAGAATCTGTTGAGCTAAGCATGGTAAAAGACAAACTTAGAATGTATACAGAATTTCTAACTAGGGAAGGAATTATAGATTATGTCACTATGTCTCATGATCGAGTTAGAAACGTAGACTATTATGGTTATATTCTTAAGATTGAATTTGACTACAAATACTTTACTAAAAAACATTGGTACTATGGAATAGGGTATTTTAGTACTCTGGCCGTAGTTGCTTTAGTTGCATGTATAACAGCTATTATAGCCTACATATAAATAGACTCACGATTTTCGAGAAGCACTTAACTTAACAGTTAGGTGCTTTTTGGGGAATAAATAATAAAAAGATCAGGTTAAATGGAAGCTTTTAAGAAATTCGTAAATAATCACTTTTGGAAAGTAATGACAGCAGTTTTTGCTCTGTTATTCTTATCTAATGGTTGTGTAAATAATAGAATCATCAAATTAGATAAAAAGTATGATGATATCTCAATAGTCCAAATTAATGGAATAGATTCATTGAATAATAGCGTACATAGATTTGCTACTGAGCAGGAAGTAACAGATGCAATGGAGAGAGTAATGTTTGAATATTTAATATATGAAGATGACTTAGACAAAGGTAAAATCAGTCTATCAGATATTAAAAACAAAATAGAGAGCAATGACTCTAAGTAATTGGATATCAGTAAATAAGAAGAAGCTTGTTAGATTCTTTTTTCTTATTCCGATATTTGCAGTTGCAGGTATATCAATATCTCACGTAGTTAGTTGGTATGATCTAGCGAATCCAACTACTTGGGCAATATACTTATCAATCGCAGTAGAAATAGCGGCAATGTCGGCTATTGCAGCAACATCGGTTAGAATAAAAGGAGCATCAGTTTGGATAGTCTTTCTTATTGTTACACTAATCCAATTCATAGGAAACGTGTTTTTTTGTTATGCTGAAATTGACATATTATCGATTGGATTTAAAACTTGGGTTGAATTAACTGCTCCTGTCTTTGAATCGATAGGTAGTGATATGTCTGATATTGTTGCACAACGTAGGTGGTTGGCTGCTCTTCAAGGTGGATTACTTCCATTAATATCATTAACTTGCCTGCACTTTTTCATACAATATGATGAAGATGATGAGATAGATAATAAAGAGAGTGAAGATGATGATCCAGATAAGGAAGTAGAATTAACTGAGGAAATGGTTAAGGAAATGATTGACTTATTAGTTAATAAACCGATTAAGCCTAAAGAAGTTAAGAAAACCGATCCTATTGTGGATATTAATCCAGTAGAAAAAGTTGAAGAACCTAAAAAAAAAAGGATATTTTAGCTGGATCAAAGTCTAGATTCTCAGGAATGAGTGATAAAATGAAAAGAATACTTGGAAAATGATACCTAAATTAGATGAAATTTGTGATTGTTGTGGAGGATATGGAGTACTTAAAATACTTCAGTTATTTGATGATAAATGTTTTAAAATAGTAGAAGGAGTTAAGACTAATTCAGTTATGTGTCTTGGTGATTTCGCATATTTGGCTGAAAACCATATATGTGCAGGTTCAGTTCTACCTGCTGGTGAAGATTTTACATTATTTGAGTCTACATTATTATCACCAAGCGCTGCTTTAATTGAAGGTAAAATATATGCGAGAGCAATAATGCTTAGAGTTATGTATCCTACTGAAACTGATACTGGTGGTGAACTTGCATTAAAAGATAAGAATGTACAATTAGCTATCACGAATGCAGACAGTATAGAAAACACATATCCTTTACATACGCTATTTATGTGGTTTGCTAATCCTATATCAGATAACGCAGACCAGTTGATAAATAAGATAAAGCTGATTAATCCAAATACTGATTATGAAGTTACTTTTGAGTCTATCGTAATTTACAATAAGGTTCAAGAAGAAGAATAAAATAAATCGAATATAATGATGCTCGAAAGTGGAACAGAATTAATTAAATTGGTTGCAGGTGAAGATTATGCACCTACTAAGACTAGCGTGGACAAAAGAAATGGTCGCCAGCTTAATACCTCTCTTTCATACTGGCAAATTGGTGCAAATGCTCAACAAGGCTTTTCATTCGGACCGGTATTTAAAATTGACTTCGTAGATCTATCAACAATATCTGCAACTCATGTTAAAATATGGGGATTGCAAAACGAAGATGATACTGCTCCAGTATGGCCTCTTACTTATCTTGCTAAATTTCCTACGGTTCATGTATGGTTAAAGAAATTTGAATTTACAGATAGCGATGGCGAAGTTGAAGAAGAAACAGGAGATTATACAGTAGTAGGATATAAGAAGAGAGTATACCCAATGGTTTGGTAATGAAGAAGATAAACGAAAGTATGCAGAATGCCGGTGGCGCCAATATGACAAATAGAGGCGACTTTACACGTGGCATTCCATTTTATGGTCCAAAGGGAGACTTCAACTTTAGTTTAGGTAGAAGCAGGTTTACTCCAGGAATATCTATAAAGCAAGTACCTTTTACTGATATGTCTCACAATGGCGACATAGGATTTAGTGAGTTCGACAGAGAGCTTAGCAGAATTAAACACTTCTTTAAACCTGGAGATAGAATTCGAGGAACATTAGTAAATTCACAATTAGAGAGTGAAGTAGGAAAGACAATAGTTGGTAAGCTTGACAGGATCTTTGCTGATCATTCAACTAATTCGATTAGAGCATATATCAAGAATCCAAAGAATCTCAAGATTCAAGAAGTTTATATTGAATCCATTGAACGTTTGCATGAATCATATTGCCGAGCATTAACCTTTGATCAATTCATTGGTTCATAAACTTTAACCTACTTTCTAGTATAAGAAAAAAAACCCAATTATTATGGGAAACGAGTCTATGGAAGACGAGGAAGCAGCGAAGCATCTTGATTCAATTGATGCTGCTGAGGGAATAAACAAACCGAGCTTAGGAACAATATCTCGAGTAGAAGAATCAGAAGTATCTAGTGCTTCTCAATCTCCTTGGAGAAAATTAAATATGGAGAAGCTTCCATCTAAGGGATTATTTTATCCAGAAGGAGCTGAGATAACAATCAGATCTGCATATTCTAAAGAAATACGACACTGGTCTACTATTGATCCAGATGATCCAGAAGATGTTCGCGAATGTATTAATTGGATAATTGATGCATGTATTAGATTTAAAGTAAAAGGTAATCCACGCCCGTTAAATTATAATGATTTCTGCGAAATAGACAAATATCATCTATTATTTGAAATCCATGAATTGACTTTCCCTAATCAGGAAAATAAATTATTCGCTAAGATTTTATGTGATGATAAATCATGTAATCATGTTTCACGTACACATACTACTACTGCTAATTTAAAAGGATTCATATATCCAGCTGAGCTTATGGTTTATTATTCTGAACAAGATAGGTGTTTTGTTCTTAATTCAGAGAAGTTCACAGACTCTATTAGATTATATATGCCTACTATTGGAGTCATCGATAAACTTAGAAAAAGAAAAGCATTAGACCGACAACGTGGAGTGAGTGCAGATAAAGCCTTTAATGAATATGGTAAATACTTATTCCCTTATTGGAGAGCCTTATCTATGGATGATATTTCAACAGTACGAGTTTCATCTATGGATTGGAATAACATGGCCTTCTTAGCAGTTCATAAAGCAGTTGAAATGCTGGAAAATAATAGTCTTAATAAAGTAGCAAGCGTTTGTGAAAAATGTAAGAAGTTAACGGAGAGCCATATTTTTTTGGGAGGAAGCTTCACTGTCAAAGATATTTTCATTATTTCAATTGGACTTGATGAAATCCTTAGAGCTTAATGCTCAAATGGCGGTGGAGCTGGGTCAATCCCTAGAAACACTTGATAATTTAGAATACATGATGTATTCATTCTACTTTAATATAGTTAAAGCTAAATTGAGTGGAGATGATATTACTAAACATGTAGTCGAAACAAAACAACCAATCATGGTAGGCTTACCTGATGGGCTAGGCTTGAAATAAATAATAAGAAAAGCCTTACGTGAGCATAGCTAAATATATCCAAGAGTCTAGAGCAGCTATTTCTAAACATGCTGAACAAACTACTAAGAAATTAGCAGAGAGTCCATATCCTGTTGATGAAATTATTGAACTTCGTGAATCTGAGCCAGAATCAGTATTAGCTAAGATGTATGGCCCAGACGGTGAACTTGGAAATCATAGCGGACAGTTGCATCAAATTGCTGCGCGCCAAGTAACAACAGTTGATAAACTATATAGAAAATTAGTTGATGGCGAGAAAGCATTAAAGAAAAAGAGAAGAGCTGATTTCTTTTCTACAGTTAGCGATCAGAAAATAGAAGATCAACTTCGTGCTAAATATAATCTATGGAGTAGTGGGATACTTAGCGCAGACCCAAAGGCAAAGCTTAAAGAATACTTATATGGAGATTTCGAAGATTTTGAAAGCTCCTGGATGAGACTAACTAATAAGTATTGGAGAGATGTTCCATCTGGTGAATATGCGATTCCTACTGGAAATCATTCCATTGAGCTGGGTGCAGCACAAGCGATATATAAAGAATGGGAAGATACTCAAAGTGACAGCTCTGTTTTACCTGAGCCTGCAATTAATGACGCATCTCTATCAGAAGATAGTGAAACGAGTGAAGAAAGTAGCATAAATAGTTCAGAATCTAAACCTAAGAAAGTCCAGTCTCATGAAGATCAGATGCTGGAATGGGCGATCAATGGCGCTAAGGAAACTAAGAGAAAAAGAGCTATTGTTTCAAATGATGTAATATCAGACAATCCTGAATTACCAAATACGCCTGAAGTAATTGAAGAAGATCTTCCATTAGATGACTCATCTACTGCAATTGAAACAAAGCCTTCTGAACTTCCTACTAAGCCTGCGACGAGTCCAGTAAATGCAGTAAAAACTAAAGGAGAAGAAAAGCAAGCTAAAATTAAAGCGGATGCTGCCGCATACTTAAAGAAAAACATGTCCATAGGGGATATGATGGCTGATATTAATAATACAGTCAATGAGTATAATACATATAGTGAAGATAATTCCGAAGCTAGTTCAGAAATAAATTCATTGTATTCTGATAATTCTAGTAAAGTTATTGATGAGTCAAAAGAAAACGTTGAATCTAATTCGAGTAGTTCTGTAAATTCAAATAGCTCGACTAACAAAACGAATAAGGCTGGAGATAATACATCTATTGTTAATTCTAACTCAAAATTTAATACTGAGAATGACGTACTAAATACACAGAATGATTTTATGGCAAATGGTCAAGCATCAATAGATCAATTAATGTCTGACTTTAATTTAGATGATTCTGATATTCAAAAGGCTCAGGATAAAATAGCTGGAGTATCCACTTCAACACAATCTAAACCTGCTGAACTTCCAGGAAAGAAACAAGTTACTGAAATATCTAAATCTATTCCGTCTTTACCTAGCAAATCTAAGCCTGTAACTAATACTGAAAAAGAGACCAATAATTCAGCAACAAAAACTAAAGAAACAGTTCAAGTAAAAGAGATTGGTTCTACACCTCAGACTGTTACACAGAGTACAAAGGAAGCTAGCCAGGAAGCACTAGCGCAAATCGTTAACATTGATCTAAGCCAACTAGATATTAGACTCGCCAGGATCGAATATGCATTGGCTAATACATTAGAAGTAAAAATAGTTGAATAATGGAGAATTACAAAGATAAGATCCTGAGTATAAGCAAAAAGTATTCTGAATTAAATGAAAGATTAGTAGATGTTCAAACTACTATTGACCATCTTGATAAAATGAGAGTTGAAATTAAGAAGGAACTTAATGCAAATGTGTTAGAAGAGAAATCTGTGATAAATAAGATAGAAGAGTCATTAGGTCGAAGTATAACACAAAACGATCTTATTGATATCGTAAAAAACCATAAAGATGAGAACTAGTCGTTTCGTCAGTCTTACTGACTATTGTGTCGTTGAATATATGGCTGAAGAACTTGGTGGACTTAATCTGTATGCTGATACCTTTTTCTTAGCTCAGAATAATCATTTAGATATTCACCAAATTGTGAATCGTGATGATTCATTTTCTACAACTAAGAATATTACATATTTAACTGCGGTTCCAATAGGTAAAAACAAATATATTTATGTAGATAGTGAAACTCTTCCTAATTATATATCAGCTGATTCTAAATTAATTGATATACCAGTTCCTGCATCAAATATTTTAATGGATAAAGTTAGATGGCATTTCGTTTCTGGATTTAACTTAGATAATTTTAAAGCATTAATACTTCAGATAAAACATAATGAAAATGATGGTAAGCAAAACTTATTTTCAAGTTTAATCTTTTCTCCAGAAACTGCAGCAAATCTAATAACCTTTAATCCTAAACCATTATTTTTAGCAAATGCTGTTTATGATAGATATATTGACGTGTTTGTACCATCTATTAAGAATATAAACGAAAATTATAACACTGCTCCAGACCCATCTACTACATTTGCTGCCGCTATTACGCCAAATAATATTTCAACTACTGGTACAGGATTCATAACTAATGCACCAATTAGTATAGGAATAGGTGAATGTGAAAAACGAGATTTATATGCATTAAATGGACAGAATTATCCAAGATTTGAAATATCTGAATATTACGAAGCTAAAGTATCTCAAAGTAATGAATTTGATAATGTCGGCGCAGATATTTATGAAGCATCAGATGGGGACTATTTAGAATTCTATTTAACATTTAATAGCGGTTTTCCAGCAGATCTTATTTCTATTTTAAATAATAGAAATCCAGCAAATGATTGGATAATTATACATCAACTTAGCGTATTTGAACAAGTCGGTACAGCATTTTTAAACACTTCTAGATTTGTGTTCTTCCAAGAAGATAACTTCGATGAAGCTAATTTGTATCGCCCAGTTTTAAAACAGGCACATATTGCAGTAAGTATGACTGTTGATTATTTAGTTAGATTGACGAATAGAACCACAGGTGAACAAATAATACGAGAAGCGTCATTTGTTTTAATTTCACCTAAGAAATATGGTAAGCAACTTGAGAAAATAAAATTACAGGACTTACCTCAATCTCAAGTAATTTACAATAAACTCATAAAGAAAGACTTTGAAGCTAGTAATTTATTCATTGAGAATAATATTAGTGGCGGAGATCAGCCATTCAATAATGAAGTAAATACTTATGTTCAAACTGAATATGTGCCTATTTTCTTCAGCAATAACAATATTTCAGTTGCAAACACCAGTGCTTTAATTAAGGTTACTGATTTAGCTGATGAAATAATATTTGGTCCAGGTAAACTTAGATTTATCATATCTCCATTTGATAATGTGATAAAAATTAAAGTATTTACTTCAAATAGTTCTAGCGACTCAGCTAATCCTATGGCATTAGATTTAAACGTAAATGATGCTAAGTATAAATTAGTATTTGGCACAGATCGTGGAAAAGTTGGAATTTCAAATGCCTCTGACTCATCTACTGAAAATCTATCGTCTGGTCAAATCACATTTAACGTCTCTAAAAAAGATAGTGAAGCTATCTTAGAATCTGCAGCCAGAGAGATCTATATTGTATCTATTTCACAAGATGGAAAAGAGACTTTAATGTACTCAGGTGAATGGAGAAAGGCAAGTGAACAAAGTGATGTAGATGAAGCTATTGCTAGAGCCAGAGAAGAAGCTAATTCTAGATTAAATATTCAAGACAAATTAAACGAAATATCTACTAATATAAAGGAACAGACTACTGAGCTGCTTAAAGAGCCTTCTAAAAATATTGGAAAAACCGTTAAATTTGCAATACCGTCTGTAGTTAATAAATTCGGCATGTCAAAGTCTAAAGGCATTCTACCCACCTCTAATACAACTGGGTAATATTTAAAGACTAGGAAAGATAAATAAACTAAATAAATCGCAAACGAAATGAATGAGTTCGTTAATAACGTATTATCAGATTTGAAAAGTAATAAGACGCTTAATGCTAAGCCATTAATTGGAATGCTTATTGAATCTACTGATAAGTCGATATCACTTAAGGAGAACCCTACATCAATATATAATAGCTTTAGAAGCGGTATTGCTGCAATAAACGAGAGACTTAAAGATAAGGATCTAGCTGAACTTTTATCTAAGTTTGATAAGAATGATGAGACTCCAGAATTTCTAATTACTAGATTAGCAAATGAAGTGGATTTTAGATCTAAAGTAAAAAGCTTACGAGAATCAAGTGCATATGCTACACCAATAATCAAATCTAAAGTTGAGGACCTTTCTTCTGTTATTGAAAGCGGACAACCTCAATTCCTATATTGCCAAAATTTCTTAAGCCATTTTAAGCAATATGATTATGACAAGACTGTTAATAAAGCATTAACAGAAGTTACTAAATATGTTAACGAAAATACAGGAAAGCTAATTGTTCTTAACTCATTATATCAAATGGCTAATATTCCTGCAAAAGCATTATATGCTGGAGCCATTACTGGAATAAGCGAAATGCTAATCAAAGAAACATATTCTTCTGATTCTGTTAAGATGAAATATGGTACTGAACTTCCAATAGTGAAAGCACTTATTTCAGACCTTAAAATACTAGAAGCTCAAGAAGGTGGAGACTTTACATTAGGTGAAGGAAATGGTGATACTGTTATTACAAATATCATTACTCCAGCGATTCAAATCGAAGAAGGTATGTTATTGTACTTAGATGATAAATTCATTTCTGTACGAGAATCTAAAGGACTGATTGGAAACGAAAAGACTGTTCATATTGATGAAGGATATAAGATTTCAGAAGTAGAACCAAGTTACGTACAAAATAGATATAGCGAATTTTATGCGCTTAGTGAAGCATTTGCTAATCTAGGATTTGTCGTTTCTGAATACGATGATACTATTTCATCTACATTACTTAGAAATATGAAAATTGGTTTAAAAGTCAATGAAGATAAGAACCTCGATTTATATCTTGGTGGAAAACTTATTGGAAACAAAGACGAAGCAATTAAGACTCTTTCTGAAACAATGGTATTGGAGAATAGTGCGACTAAAGCAAAAGTATTTAGAATTGTAGAAAATTCTGATGAGATTGTTAATTTTGAATTTATCAAACGAATAGTAAATACTAGAACTCTTACTGAGACTTATGTATTTAACTTAAATGAGGAGTTCTATTTATGTGAAAAAGTAAATGCTGCAGATCGCGACTGGAAGAAAGTTGATGAATATGAGCTTTATGAATATTGCAAAAATAAATTCCAATATGACATAAGTAAAATCTTTGAGACTAAAATCGATGAAGGTATTGCTAGAATTAGAAAGATCGAATCTGAAAAAGTTAAGATAACTGAGGATATTAAGAAGCTTCAAGAATCTTCAGATAAATTAGGCGTAGCAATTACTAGTCCTAATATTGACGAAGACAAAAAAGAGAAGCTTACTAATCTTCAAGAAGGAAT